TGATACTCTATTGTCCGAACACTGTGCACACCCGTCACCACCGAGTAACTTATACATTGCGTACACACTTTCACAAAATTGTTTTTTAGTCATTGTTGCCATAATTGTTGTTTTTAAATGTTAGTACTTTGTTTCCTTTTGACATTGCAAATATAAGCATAACTTTTAAAACACAAAGCAAAACCTTAACCTTTAACACGTATTTAACACAAAATGGGGTATATACATATATGTATATATACCCCATTACAGTATTATGGATAACATGCCTCCGGTGCTACCATATCGCACACAATACGTAGACAGGCATAAGGATAGACATAGAATTGATTGTCGGTCTTATCTATGCTAAAACCGTCATACACGTTCTTTGCGTCATTATATATCCGCTTTACGCTTAACCCTCCGTACGGTATTTCAAGTTCGTAGGTTAACGCTCTTAAAATTCGTGACTTTACAAACTCAACGTTGTACCCCTCAGCTCCGGGAATTGTCCGGGTGTCAAACCAAAATATTATACTTACCTCACCTTTCAAATCACCGAAACCGAACGCTCCGTTATCCTCGTAGTCTTGAGATTCGTGAATGTAGAAAAAGCAGGTGTTACCGTATTTGTCATTCGGTTCTAACCTCAAATAGTCTTTATCCTTGTAATAAACGGACGGAGTAACGAATTTCCCTTTCTCCGTTCGTTCTACTAACTTATATGCGCCTCCAAACGCATAATTAAGCCATTGTAGCGACTTTACGAGGCTAACCTGTACATTTCCTATAACTTCATCGAAAAGTACAGCATTTGGCTTTAAAATAGCTCTATCTTTCATTTAGTATCTCCTTTATCTTTTTTGCCGCTTCATATTTCACATAATCGTTAATAAATTCAGCGAGCGATTCATTAGTTAATCCGAATATTTCTGCACCGTATTTCTTAATTAGCCAGTCGGTTTTTTCATCCGAGGCTTTAATGTAGAATCTATCCTCATCCGTTTCAACATAGAAAGAGTCATAAAACTCACCTGTGTCCTTTAATGTCACCCTGTCATACGGTTGCCGTTTCTCTATCTTAACCTTGATAGTGAAAGGACTGTACGGTCTATATTCGTCTATCCGGACTCCCAACCTGTTAACACCTTTGGCGAATAGCTGGTCTTGTGCATTCATGTCGATAAGAATGTTATCGTTATTCCGCACAATTTCCTTTGCTATTCGTCCGGTGTCTAAAGCCTCTTTCACTTTCTTAACTCTGTCTAATAAGGTTGCTATCATGTCGATTTAAATCTGATACCACCATTCCGGCAAGTCAAGCATATTCTATCCATACCCTTAGTATCTATACTCAACGCTTTCATTGCTTGATTCAATTGATGTCCGATTCCCTGCGCACGACCTTGTGATACCCCGTCAACCTCGTATAAGATTGATTCTCTATCAATGTTCAACTGATTAGCATTCTGCCGGACGTTCGGGTTTAAGGCAAGTTCACGAAGGATATAAGCTGCCATCTGCAAAGAGATAGCGTTCGCAAACACAAGCCTTTCGCTTATAATGAAGTCGGTTATGTCACAGGCAACCGTAAACTGCACATTCATTCCGTAGCATGTTGCAGGTGTATAGACGCTTGATTGAATGTTAAACAGATTCTCACCCTGTTTTGAGTCATTCCGGAAAGGTGATATTTGAATGTACTTTGTTAGCTCTCTCCATGCCTGTACGCTGCCAACGTTGCATGTTCCGCATGGCTCTGCGCTAAAGTCTTTTGCCATGTTGATCGCAAACACATCGTACGGCAATGATTCTTGATCGTAGCACAGATACCATGTACCACCCGGTGATGTTGCCTCAGAAATATAAGGTAAAAATACATCCGGTACATCAAACCATTGATAAGACCCATTACCCGTATAATTCAAGTCGAATGTATGTATAGGCTGAGGCTGTGAGCTATGAAAAAGGTACATTTTAACTTTCACAGGCTTCGTAAACTGCAAACCTATCCTTTCTATCTTCGTAGTCACACCCATCGCACGGACAGGCAATATTTCATAACCTACCATGCTCTTTGTCGGGTCAATCTGGTTAGTGTAGTATCCCGAACCGTCAAACAAAGGTCTACGCTCTAACAGCGTCTTTGTTTCTCCGGCTATCGTCTTTTCCGTGATAAATTTAGTTATAGTAGCCGTTATTGCCTTTTCATTCAACTCTCTAAGGTAATCGGATAACGGGTTATACTTAATCCAGTTTTGACACCCCTCTGATGGCTGCTCTCCGGTTGTTCCGTTTATGGCTATCCATACGGACGGTTTCGACAATAGAGGGTCACTGTTAAACCTCACTTTGTCACCGACCGCATAAGTCTTTGTATCGCTGTATTCCGGGTACTTCTTATAATAATCGAACGGCATGATTGATGATATGTTTTCAAGCGTCACAAGTGGGTGAACGTCTTGATAGGAAATACCGCTTTCAGACGTTGTTAGTTCGGTGTCTATCTGATTATCTAAATCGTATGACTGCCTCCAACCTACTACGCTTTTCAAGCTGTCTTTTATGTCTTTGATTCTATACATGTGCTTCAAATTAAAAAAGGGAAGGGATATTTCTTTCCCCTCCCTTTTAATTAAACTTTAATTTACTATATAACTACTATTACCCAACTGTTTTCGTTGGAACTGGTGCGCTATCTGCGTTTTTAACCTCTACATTAAGATTTGCGGCCTGGGAGTTAACCTTTACATCAACTACACCACCAGTAGATGAAACTGCCGCACCCTTAACCTTATCCAAATCTACCTTTAAAGCCGATTCTCCAACTGGATTTCCTTCAATTTTGGCAAGGTTAACAGATATTTCACCGGAAGTAGACCCGCTACCAATTTCATCTGCATTGGTAATATAAACAGGTGTTCCGCCATACTGTGAACCGTCCTTCTTGATTTCAACCTTCATAATCGGGTTAGCAACGGTATCCGGATTAGAATTGTAAGCTACCACAAAAGCAATATCAACGGAGAAACCGTAGTGCTCTTTGATGTTACATTTCATATCAGCAGTTGCCGCACCTGCGATTGCCGACTGATCGCCCACTGATTCGTAGTAATGTGTACCTACTTGGAAACCTGCAAACGGGAAGTTGATAACGTCCCATTCGTGACCGTCTTTTGATGTAGCACGTCTGAGGGCTTCACGGTCAACACGGGTCAACATACCAACGTTACCGCTTTCAACTGCATAGAACTGAGCAAAGTTTTCACCCTCCAAAACCATGTTGTTTGTAAAGTGGAAAATCTTATTTGCATATTCCAGTTGCTTGTTAACATCGTTGTAGATTCCATGTTGTTCCAGTTTACGGATAATAGCGTCTACGCCAGTGTCACCGACAATATGAAGTTGACCGGAATAGTCCATAGATCGGAACATCGGGTGCAAATCACCTAAAATATCGTTACGCTGCATGTAGTTAACCTGTACGTCATTTGCTTGCTGCGTGTAGTAAAGCAAGTTACCGAATTTCTGCGTTTTAGCCGCTTCCAGTGCTGCCAATGCGTCTTTGTCAACTTGGTCTAAGAACTTGCGAGAAAACTTAAGCATTTTCTTCTCAAAATCTTTCTGATAGTCGATTTCGTTGTTGTTGAACATAGTCGGAACCATAGTGAAACCGAAGGCATAAGTTTTCCAAACAACCGCCATCAACTTAGATGTATTCTCAGCGTCCGCAATAACGCATGTACGCTCGTTTGAGATGCTCACAGCACCGTCATAATCAATAACGGGAATTTTAATGTCAGTTCCCATAGAACTAAACGCTCTACGCTTAGTTTCATCGGTCAACATTGAATCCGGTGCATTCGTCTGAGAAAGGAAGAAGTCAAGCGCACCCCACTCAGTGAGGCGGCTCATGTTTTTGTCAACTTGCGGATTTCTCAACCGCATTTCCTGTGTACGTGTAGCAATTAAGCTCATAATAATCTATTTTTAAAGTTTATAATGTGGGGGATTGCTCCCTCTTTTGTTTTACTGTAACGGCAAGTTTTGAATATCGTTTTCTTGCCAAATTGTGTTAAGTTCTGTTTGGTACTCTTCCGACCCTACTGTCAGCCCTTTTCCTGCAAGGTATTTATGCGCAACTTCTTGCGCCTCTACCTTCGTTTTACAGCCTGTAAGATCAATTGCGGCTGGCGTTCCTTTTCCGCCTCCTTTGCCACCTGCACCCCCAACATTTCTGCCTTCGTCAAGAACACCAAACGGTTTCAGTTTCTCTGTAAGCAGTTCAGACACAGAATAAGGATTTAGACCGTTTGCCGGGTTATTGTAAGGAACACCATCTTTCATAAATACGATACTTTCCTTACCGTCTTTCTCGACAATGGTAGGTGTAAACTCAGTTTTCAGATCGTTAACCGCTTGCTGTTTGATGATGTTCAACATAGCGTCATTAACTCCTTTACCAAACTTCATACCTCCCAAAGCCTGTGTAATGTGGGAAGTGATTTTATAATCAGTAAGTTTGTTTGAGAACTCTTTTTCTTTCTCTGTAAGCTGATTTGTTAGCTCCGAATACTTCGCTTTAGTATCGTTTAACTCAGCCTGCAAAGCGGCAATCTTTTCATTGTCCTTACTACCTGCCTTCTTCGCTTTCTCCGCTTCCAGTTCTATTTTAAGTTCTTCAATAGTCTTTTCAAACTTAGCAGAATCAACGGAAGAAAGTTTGTTCTTACCAAACTCGACAGCCTTTTCAAACGTGAGGTCTGTAACATCGTCAATGCCGAATGCTTGACTCAGAGATAAAGTCGCTTTTGCTCTTTCCTCTTTCACCTTCGTCTGAATAACCTGTGTTTCGTCATTCTGAGAAAGAGTAGCAATAGCATTTAACTGTTCATCTGATAGCTCAGAAAGAGCCTTATTTTGTTTTAGAATATCTACCGTTAACATTACTTGCCTCCTTTCTTTTCTTCTTTTTTCAACTCAGCAAGAACCTTCTTTCTTTCTTCTTGTCTGATCTGTTCTCTCAATTCCTCTAAAGCCTGTTCTTGCTTTGCTTTTTTAACATGCTCTGAATATTCCTGCATATCCTTTGCATATTTTCGAGGGTCATGCACAATTCTGATATTGTAGCCGCCTCGACTTAAATACGGGTAAACCGTCATTTCAAAAGTTAAAGGTCTGTATTTCTGCAAAACTGGTGAAAATACTCTCGCACCAGTATTAGGGTCAAACTGTAACCTTTCTTGAATCACGTGATAGTGACCTTTTTCATTCTCCGGACACAGATAATTTTCTGCCGTCACCTTGTCAAGCGGATGTTCCGGGTAAATTGGTCTGTTCATTTGCATAACGTTTTAATGTTTCTAAAATTTTGTTTATCTTATTAGAGTAATCAATATTAGAGCCAAACTCTATAATATTCATATTCTCTCTTTCAAATCTACGCACAAATGTAGGCAAGTTTAGTTTTATCCGCAAATCTTCCTCACTTATAACGTTTTCTTTATACAAATTAATTGCTTCTTCTCTCGTTAAGTGAGAATAAGGTTCAATCTCTTTCAAGATTAATAACCTTTGCATTTGCGTCGGGTCATGCCTATATTCGGTTTCGATAATCTGTGTACGCATAGCGTCTAATTCGCTTTCGCTCGCTCCCGATTCCTTTAGCACTTTGTATCTCTCAGCAAGTTGTTCCGGTGTGTAGATGTAGAACTCAGTGCCGTAATTAATAGAACATGAAACGAAAGTATTTCCGTATCTCAGTCGGCAAACAGTTGCGTCTACAAAGCTTTGTGCTTCCTCGAAGCCTCGTTTAATCCGGTTTAGAATTGTCGTTTGACTCTCAAATGAAGCCTGTACTTGCTTCTCGTTTACGGCTGTTTCCTTTTGCACTTCACCGCCTACGCCAGTCACAGAGGTAATAATATTCTTCTTTAAACGTTCTTCCTCAGATACATTGTACTGCAAAGCGGATACATCGGCAGAAATAATCTTTATCGGGTCTGATAAGTCCGGTTGCAATTCAGTTGGAACTGGTATTTCTACATAAGAGCCTGCACCGCTCAGCCGCTTAGATGAACACACGGGACACTTCATAGGTTGACCGTCCATGTCTGAGATATACTCACCTGTATCACCGATTAAAAATCCATGTCCGTTACATCTCTCTTTACCTCCGTTCGCAATATAATCGCAATCCTGTTCATATCCGGAATAGATCGGATAGGCACCGTACAAATCAAGATGTTTCTTTGCCGTTGATTGATACAAATACCAGTCAAGTGAATCAAGGACTTTAGTAAGTGGGCTTTTCTTTATATCCGGTTCTTGCAATGATATAGAATCAGACCAAAAGAATCGAGATGGGCAATACCCCAAATCATGTGTACTTTCAACCTCTAATGTGAGTGAATTGTTCTTTTCGATTTTAAACCGCCTGTAAAAAACATCGTCAATCTGAATCAGCTTTTCATCTTGCGTCTTGAACATTATCCACGCCATTACATTGTTATCCTCTTTGGTAGTTTCATAGCTAACAACTGAGGCAATATCAATGAAATAGAAATAAGGCTCTGGTTTATCACCTTCTTGCACTTCCGGCAAGTCAATTACAAGAACGGAGTTAATCCTATCCTTGAAATTATCCCAACCATCGGTAGCCCAAACATGCGGCTCTTTTAGTACTTCCTGCCTGTAATACTCCCAATCGCCACGGTCTTCCGAGTCGGTAAACTGGTAGTTAAATGCAGGATTCCGACCGTCAAACACTCGACTTAACTTATCAAATATCTCGCTCGTAACCTCGTTTGTCTTTACCGGAAAATGAAACATAGAGTTAAATATCTCGTATTTGTCCGGTGCTATCCACATCTTTACCCGGTTAAGGAAGTCTAAAGCAGGTTTTGTACGTACATCGTCAACCTTTACCCTTGCGTGAAAGGCTATCCGTTCCTCCTGTTCCCTCGCTTTCTGTATCCATTTCCGATTGATCGGCTTTCTGAATATCTCCCGTATTTCTTCGACTGATTTTCCCATCTTCTTTTAAATAATAGCTTTCGTCCTCTGAAATTTCCCACCCTCCATTAGGAAACATTGACAAAAGACGTTCAGCATGTTCAACTTCGAATAAACGAGTTTCCCTCAACTCTTTACAAGTGAGGGAAACAAGTGTTTTCTTTGCGTTCATATTAACCACCTACGCCAGCAACGGCAGGGATTAACTGTGTAAGAGGGTTAAAGTCCGGTTTGAAAATCTCTAAGTTATCCGACCAGTTAGGTTTAAAACTCCATGTAATAACATTGGTGTCTGGTGCTTCCAAACCTCTGATAGTTTTGTCGCCAACAAACAGAGATTCAACTGGAATTGGTTTGTAGTTCTCACCGTCTTTAATAGCTGCGATCTGACCGTTACCGTTAATCAAATATACTCCGAGTCCTCCGGTAACTTCGCACATGAATTGCTTCAAAACCTTGATAACTGCCTGTGGAGTTTTCAAGAACTTACCAGTAAACGGAGTACTATTAGACCCCAAGATTTCAACTACGCCACCTGGTGTTGCGTTACCACCTCCATACGTCAATGCCTCACCAGCTTCAACAGTCGGCTCAGCGATATACGGAGAAACCACCATTTTAGTAGCGTCTTTTGCAGCGAGTAAAGCAGTCCAAGTAGCCAACGTTTTTGCGGTTGCAATAGTTATTGAGTTCTCAGCCGTTTTTCCCATAAGACGTTGAAATACCACTTTCTGAATCTGACCGAAGTTTTCCGGACATGTTACAGCCGGAATATCCGGCAAAGCCGCTCCAAGCGGACAATCACAATACAACATATTTTCTTAATTTTTAGTTAAACAATTAATTAACAATGCAAATGTACCTATATTCTTTTGAAACATAGATACAATTTGCTTTCTATTAGTTTATACGCTTAATACCTCTCCGTTTAGGCTCAATAGCTGGCATAACCTCTTTCTCTACGATTCCGGTTAATGCGTCCGGTGCATCATCGTGTGCGTTCGCTTTAAAGTCCCTCAGATAACCTGTAACATCCTCGTAGAACCGTGGAAATTTAGACTCCCAACCGAACGGCATGACAATAGATTGCGTAACATTTGCAGCATGCGTTAATACCCTCGCCTCTTTGTTATTATGCTGAGAAAACCAATGTATCGCAGTTTTTGTTTTAGGCGATATATTAACAGCAAATGAACGTCCTCCGTTATTACTTTCAATGTTAGCATACTCAGTTTCGTTTCTGTTTAACATCTCCGGCACTGTAACCTGCGTAACCTCTATCGGGTCAGTGGTGTATATTATATCCGTGACAAGGCAGAATATTAAATACTTGTATGCCTTTTCCTTCTCACTCCAAACAGGTTGTTTTGAACGGTATTTATCATAGCATATACTACAAAGGTTATCCGTTCCGGTGTCTGCACAATCGGTATAGTTTCCACGACCGAGAAAGACACCAAAATCTGACTTATCAGACCACGTTTTAAACTTGCCGTATAGCTGTCCCTCTGCGCTTCCGGGATTCCCTTGATTCAAACACTCAAATTCAACCTTATCAAGTTCACGCTCTGCACGAAGTTTTTTTGCGCTATGCTTTTCTTCCCACAACGCCTCACCTTCATTTCGTGGGTCTATTTCTGTCGGCTCACCCACCTTCAATGCAGGAAAGTTTATCTTTACCCATGCGCCATCCGGTATATTATCAAGGTCAGACCATTTTGTTACCGTGATAACTTTCTCTTTCTTTTCTATACGACCTATCAAGTCGTCTTTATTCCATCGGGTAAACACAATCAATTCTTGACCGTTGTTATCAAGACGCTTTCTTATAACCGTAGTGTACCATTTCCATGCAGCCTCTCTAATGATTGGCGAGTTCGCTTCAAGGTGGTCTTTGTAGACATCATCAAGTATAGCAACATTCACAGATTTACCCGTCAAACCTCCCGAACGTCCGACAGCCGAAATAGAACCTTTCCGACCTACAACCTCAGTTATTTTACTATTACGGGTATATGCTTCATAGCGCGACGTTTTCTCCGCTCCCATTATACGAGTATTTGGAAATAAGCTAATATACTCCGGTGTATCTAAAATTCGCTGTACGTCCTTATTAAAGCCCTCAGCAAGCGTTGCAGCATAAGAACCTATTGCTATCTTAGCGTCCGGACGTAAACCAAGTATAAAGGCAGGCAGTTTACGGCTACTACCTTCACTCTTTCCGTGCTGAGGCGGACATGAAACTATCAACTTCTTTATCTTTCCATGCGCAAACCTATCAAGAATTTCGTAGTATGCTTTATGAAACTGGCTAAGTTTTATATCATTATCAATATACTTAACGAAGTTCTTGAACTTGTTTCTTGCGACAGCCTTAACAATTTCCTCCGGTGGTATATTATTTATCTTCATCTTCACCCCCATTCTGCAAAGCGTCTGCCATTTTTTCGAGAACATCAGCCGGAACACTGGATAGATCGTATTTAGGCTTTTCTTTTTCTTTATCCCCTACAATGGAAACAACCAACAGACTATCATACCCTAACAAGCGTGCTTTTCTTTGCTGTACGTTAAGAATGACATTCAAGAACGAAGGGTCACCCGTTGTAGTTTCCTTTTGCACCTCAACAGCCGTTTTAAACCGATATTTAGTTTTGCATTTAGGACGTTTAGAACGCTCCCATTCCTCCCACGCCTCCCTTGCTACATTGTCGAGGGCTTGAATTTCCTGTGTAACATACTGATCTATGTTAGTGAATTGTTCCCGTTTCCACTCAGACAAACATTTCTGAATGTCGTTATACACAGACTGATAAGATATTTGTATATCTATTCCCATCTCTTTGTAGCGTTCATTGATCTTATCTCTTATTCTGCGATAAGAATAACCTTTTAGAAACAATTCAGATTCAAGTGCCTTGTCAGCCTCCCATTGTTCATCAGTTCTCTTTATTTTCCCTTGTGATTTAATCATGCTACCTACTTTAACCATATTATTAAGAATTATATTTAAACAAAAATAGATTCACTTTGCTAAAAATGAACCGTTTACCTATGCAAATATATATCTATTAACTTTAATATAAAAGGAAAAGCGTGTCGCAATAGTTGCAACACGCCTAACCAATCAAGCATTAATAATTAAAATTTAGGTTCATACATCATCTCAAAATACTCTTTCGCAAAGGTATTATATTTACCATCTTCATCTAACGCAACATAACATCCATACGGAACGTTTATTGCACTTCCTCTAATATCCTTAAACCACACACCCTTTTTATTAGGCGTATACGTCCAAAAAGACAAACCAATATCCCCAACTTTGCTTTTATAATCTCCTTGATATTCAACATAAACCGCTTTCACTTCATGCAGTTTCCGGACGTAAACATTTTCTTTTGAATCATTTTTAGATTCTGATTTAACAGCTATTCACTTATCAGTACATATCACCGTAGTTTCAGTTTCTTTGCCTTTCGCCTCCTTTTTCGCTTGACTGAGCAATTCATCATATTGCTCTTTCGTGTACAACTGTCCGCCTAACATATACATATTGTATTCGTCTTTCAAAATCAATTGTAGAGTATGAATAGCTTTCGCAATATCTCTTTCTTTGTTTTTTCGTCTGTGGCGGAATGCGTATTTTATCGCATATCCATCCATTGTATTTACGTTGTTCTGATTAAGAAACTCATACAGAGGTATTTTATCACCTTTATAATGATTACCATCTATTTGTATTCCTTCGGGGTCAGCCGCTAAAATAGCGTTAATTTTGATTTGCTCTAAATTCATATTTTTATTCATTTTGTTATTAGTATTTCTTCCCATGCTTATAACCTCTCGTTTCGTTATACCGTATTTTTGCCTCAATCGCTCTACCTAAATCAATTTTATGTATGACTGCTATTGCTGCACAAATTTCCATTATAGTGGTAAAGTAGTTGCAGCATATTTTTTCATTGTTTGTCACCCAATATGCAAGGTTATACACATAATAGGCAAATGTGTTTGGGGTTTTATTTAGTATTTTGACACGTTCTTCAATGCAATGCTTAAACAGAACTATGTCGTTATTTTCCTTGTTATATTTTCCGGTTGCGTCTAAACACCGAATGAAAACATCTGCAAGTTCATCGCTGACAGTATCTTTAATAGTCTGTTTAAATACATTTTCAAAACCACCCTCACAACTTAGAACTATGTCGTAAACACCTTTTTCTACAAACCTACCTTTTCTCTCAGCCTCCATTGCCTCGCACATCTCCGAAATGATAAGCCCAAATATTTCCTCTAAAGGAACATCTCTATCATGGAAACCTTTTGCTTTCATTCTTTCATGCTGCTCTTTACACTCTTTTGTTAAGCTAATAACGCTTTTGCCAAAATCAATCATATTTTTCTATTTTTAAAATGGTAATTCACTATATTTTTCACACCCTTCACAGCAATAATCTTTTTGCTTTCCGGTCAACGAGCATTTATACTTTCCGGCTCTTTTCTGAGTTGTGAGATACACACAATTTCCACAATATCGAATATTGCCTAAATTTGATTTGCTTTCAAATTCTAATCTCTCTTTAAGACATGTAGCATGTCGTTTCTCTGCTACTCGCATATCCTTATATGCTTCTTCTTCCTGCAAAATAAGGACTGCTAATTGATTCAATTTACTTTCCATGATAAAACTCTCTTTGTACTTTTTCAAACCTGCTAAACGCCTCCATTTCACTTTCAGAAAAAACAAGTTCGCCTAAACCGGCACAATATAAATCAGCCCGAAGCATTACATGATCAATTTCTGAAAGTAAATCGTAGTTTTTAGCTCTATCTTTAAGCAGATTCCTATCTTTATTAATAATTTCGGTAAACTGTCTTTGTTCCTTTAAGCTAAATTTGACCGGAACAAAACGACTTTTAAGTCGATTAATCTTTCTTGATTTCTTCATTTTCAAGCCTCCTTATTGCCTCTAAATCAATTTTATTAAGAATATCCTTAGCTATCTCTTTTGATACCTTATCCCTTCTTAATTCTTCCTTTACGTTTTCCCTCGTAACTTCTTGGTTTAACATTTTGTTATATTCTTCCTCTTTAAACTCGAAGTTAGCAAAACGTTCACCCATATGCTTATAATAACGAGCGTTTTCTTTTCTCAAATACAGAAACCTCGCTCTATCTCTTTCCCACTTTGTTGAATTATCCTTTTTCTTACTCATGATTTTATATCCTTTAAGTTAGCGACCCATTTATTAGCCGGATAAGGAATACCCTCTTTTTTCATAATTGATTTTACCTTTTCCCAATCTGCGAGCGAAGGATCAAACTCTTTCATTCTTTCGAGAACTCTTTTTATTAACTGGATACGAGTTTCACCTTCCATTCTCTTAGATGTTGATACTCTGAATCCCGAGCTCGCCTCACTAATAGCGAGTTTATCACCTTCCCAATGTGTGAAATATTGATAAGCCCCAATTTGATACATTGTTCCTTCAACTGGTTCTATATATGTATTTCTACATTCGCCGATAATTTGAACACATTTATTATAAATACCGCACATACCTTTCTTTATCATAATCTTTAATTTTAGCAATTATATACTACTCGACACTTAGCCCGTAGCAATAGAAAATTATTTGCATACCTTAGTATCACCATACACCAGTGTATCGCCGCACACCCTCGCATTGCCGCACACCCTCGCATTGCCGTACACCCTCGCATTGCCGCACACCCTCGCATTGTCGTACACCCTCGCATTGCCGCACACCCACGCATTACCAGATACCCTCGCATTGCCGTACACCATAGCATTGCCGGACACCCACGCATCGCTTCCTTGACTTAAGTTTTCTTCCTTTTCAATGAATCCCCCAAGTTTTCCTTTTTTTACATTTCCGAACGAATTAATACATTTGATTTGATACAACTTTGTTCCAAACTCGTTTACTACATAGTTTTCTGTTAGTTCAAATTTCTTTTCCATAATCTTATTTTTTTTAAAATTGTTGCTACTTTGTTTCCTTTCGACACTGCAAATATAAAGCAAAACTTTAATATTCTAATTAGAAATTTAATCTTTAACACTTATTTAACACAAAGAGGGGATACCCTGTTTTAGAGTATCCCCTCGTTTTTAGAATGGCAAATCATCTGCAAATTGCTGATCTTTTAAGGCTTGTGTCGGTGGCGGTGTCGGTTGTACTGGCGGCTCTCCACCTCTCCCGGCAGATTCCGACCGATAACCGATATTGCCTCCCGGCTTCGCTCCCATCTGCATGTTAGAAACGATAATTTCCGAAATCGCTCTCTCTGTGTTGTTTGAGTCGTTGTACTTCCGATAATGCAAAGTTCCTTCCACATACAACTCCATACCTTTAGTAACATACTGCTCGCATATACCAGCTAAACCTCCTTTGAATACCACGTTGTGAAAATCCGTTCGTTCCGGCACTTCCACTCCGCTACTCGTTTTATATGCACGCTCGTTTGTAGCCATAGACACATTACAAATCTTACCCCCATTATCGAACGTTTTTACTTGAGGATCATTGCAGACCCTACCAATCAACTGAATTTTGTTTAAGTTCATTGTATTAATTTTAAAAAGATGAATATTAAGAATAGCACAAAGATAGCTATATCTATAAAACTTACACGTATTTCACCGTTTATTTTTCGTGATACCGTTTTAAAATTATCGGCAACACGCACATAGTCATATTCGCCCGACCCGATGAAAATCTTCGTCGAATCGCAACAGGCCTCCAAAGATACTACTTTGTCCCTATTTATTGATACCTTTTGTCCGGATACCCCAGTAAATTCTACTAATTTTCCCATGATACTACTTTTGTAATTTTAAACTATCCCTTTTGAGGACTTTTATTTTCTCTAAATTTTCTTGATATATACGCATTCCCTTCCGGGTGTTAGCGTGTTCCCATTGATTGTGATGTTCAAAGCAAAGTATATTGATATTTCGAGGATCGTGCGCCAACATCGGGTGAGATGCTCTCGTTATGATGTGGCTAATATAAACGGCTGAGTACCCTTTCAACGGCTTCAAACATTCTTCGCAATAGTGAGGCTTAATCTCCCACATGTACCGAAAAAATCGCTCGTTTGCCCTCTGATCGTGACCGTCACCGAATAGACTTTTCAAATACTGATACCTTGCTTTAGGCTCTATGTCAAAATGTCGATTGAAAAGCAGGGGATTATATCCCCTACTTAAACAATATTCTATTTCTTCCGGACTACTCAGTAGGTACATCGCTTTCTGATTCATCGTCAAAAAAAGAATCACCCTCTGTATCGTCCTCAGCGTCTTTTATATCATCGGCTTCCGCTATCTCACCGAACATTGAAAGTTGTGCACGCTTACCCTTAAACAGATAATCAAATATTTCGTGCTTCATATACTCTAAATCGGAGTCCATTTCAATCTCAAATTTAAGTATTTCACCCTCCAAATTTATTTTAGGGGTCTGCATTTTAAACAGCGACAAGTCTGTACCTGTGAACTCATATTTGATAATGACGGTGTTCTTTTCTTCATCTCTCACAATCTCTCTAATCATAATTCGAGTAGACTGTATTTCAAAGAAGTCTTGAAACTGCTTATCCAACTCCTTATCCTGTTTTGAAAGATCGGACAAATAAGTGATGTTTGCAAAATTCATCAGACCCATAAGCCGGACTATATACCCTCTCAATTTTCCGGCTTCGTTCTGCAAATCGGGGTGAGGATACTCCGGATTCTTCACTTTATGAAACGTCTTAACGGTTTCACCATCGACACTCATACAGTCATTGTAATCTACTTCCAAACCGTTTGGAATGAATTTTACTCTCTTTAATTCAAAATTGTCGTACAACATATTAATATTCGTTTTTAGGTTTATAATGTTCGCATACCCTTCCGATATTCGGGCAACTGCATAACTTTTGTTTCCTTTTGCTGCAATAGCATATCAAATTGTGATGGTCTGAGCTATATTTACATTCTGTACAATGAACGAGGACTAAGTTTTGTTTATTCTTCTTCGCCATTCAAATAACTCTCCAATCTTTCATCAATTAATCGCTTGTATTCAATAGCCAACGGATCGTTAACCTCCAACTGGTTTTGAAATTTGCGGTGCGCTATCACTATTAAAGCCCTCGTCCTATCCAATAGCTCCGGCAAACCGTCCAAACGATAATCATACAACTGATGAATAATACAGTTTCGTCTAATTGAAATATCTCTCGTAATCTCCCGGCTTAAAATAGCCTCCGGTGACACCGAAAGAGCCTCGCACATCAAATCAAATTTCTCTCTCAATGTCATTTCGAAATCTTCTTCTCTAACTTCTTTCATTTCTTTACATATTTTGTTGCGTCCTCTATGAACACTCCCAGTTCTTCGGCTGCAAACTGTTTTAAAAAATCAATATATTCTACAAACTCACTGTTCGATAAGTCGTTGATACTTACCGGGTCACTTCGATACTCACCCGTTTCAATATCCACAACCTCACCCATTGTCACCGGACACAAGTTGCGCATGTACAATTCGGTGTCTTTTTCGCTCCATCTGTTACCATTGTCGTACATTCCTTTTTGAAACTGAGGTACAACAACTTTGTAGTAATACGCTTTCATAGCAACCGATTGCGAAGGCTCGTAAACGCTAAAACTTGCTATGATATTCTTTCCCTTATGCAGTTTAGCAAATTCGTTTAACTCACCCATGTACATCTGCAACTGTCCGTTACTCGTTACCTTCCCCGGTATTGTTATCCTGTTTTGCTTCATTTTGTTTCATTTTAGAAAATACATTCGCAAATACACTACCACACAAAGAAGAAATAAAGCCACGCACAGCAGACGGTAAATCACTCTTTCTCAGCAGAATTTTTTCAAATTCTTCGATAACGTCCGAAACCGACATATCGTCAATGCGATCTAACATAATCCGCTTCGTCAATCCTCCATTTCTCAGAATTTTGTTTTTCGCTCTCTCAACATCTGTACGCATAGTACTAAGCTGATTTGTTAATTCACCTTTAAACTCCGGTGATTTAATCACATCATCAACTGTCATTTCATTAGTATTCATACTTTAATAAGTTTTTAAATCGTTACTACTATGATTAATTTTCATGCTGCAATTTAAATCAAAACTTTAATTATACTCAAATAAAAACGGGTAAATCTTTCCGAAATACCCGTTATTTAACCTTTGTTTAGAATAATCTACCTTGTGAGTCGGTCAACTTTGCTATAATATCATCTACTTTCTTTTCTTCCGCCTCTTTCGCTTCCCTGTACTTTTCACCGAATCTTTCGTATCTCTTTTGCTTTCCTCGCATGATTATGACAGCTTGAATCAAAACACCGCTTATTTCATTGTTTATTTGACCGCTATTCAACTTTTCTTTCATTTCTGAGCAATCTATCATATTTAAGAGAATCGTCCGTTAAATCAAAAGAAAACACGCATTCGGAACTATTAACTAAATGTTCCGGTATCCATTTAGGCTTATTCGCAATCATCAACTGAGTAAAGCGAAGTATGCAAACCGCATCGCTATTCCATTTAAAGACGTTGCCAGTCGGGAAAGAATGTGTCGCAAACTGGAAATATTTCTCTTTTCTCAGCGACTTGTCCTCTTTCGCTCCCTTTATTCTCAGACCTAAACCAGTTTGCCAAGTCATTGGAGTAACGAGCACTAACGGTATTTCGAGAACTTTAGCACAGCATACAAGGTTGTTGTAGTTTTCAAGCATGGTAACTATGCGATATTGCTTTCCTCCCGTATCGTCACCCCTAATTGACAGTCTTTCAACAACTATCATGGGGTTACCGGAACGCTTAATCTTTTTGAATAGCCTGTATATATCCAACGGTTCGTCCGGCATTTTAACGGTGACAAGCGGACTACCCGGTTTATAAATAGCGATTCCCCCGGCTGATATACCGGGGTCAATTCCAACTAAAATATTAATTTCCATATTTTTAATGTTTATAGTAATACAAATCCTTAATGCTATCTTCCTCGCTAAGTATTTCGTCCCAATATCTGAACAACAAACGTTTCTTTGCTATCATTAAAGCCCGAAAATAAACGGCTTCATGCTCTATTCCGACGGTAGCTAAGCATTCCTTTTCAAACACTTGCGCAAAGCTGTTTATAGGTCTGCCTTTAAGTTGCGCTAAAGCTAACTTCTTATCCTCGTATGTCGGTATAGTATCCATGTCGTACCCCAATCGTTCCATGTATTTGAATGTTGACTCGCTTATAAGCCGATCAGACTCAACCTTAAAGCGACCGCTATATTTATACTTCATAATAGCGAAAATAAAGTTGTTTGCCTGTACGTTTAAAAACGCTCTTTCTTGTTCCGGTGTAGCTTTCGGCTTATCCGGCAATAGTGCAGTCGTTTTTGCCATCATGTCGGCTTTTCTTTTCCTGTATGCCTTCAAAACCTTCGTTACGTAATCTACATTCAAGCTGCCATAATGGTTTTTATCCGGACTCCCGAAGCGATCTTTAGGCAGGTAGTTATCAAGTTCTCCGACAGCAAGCAACCGCCAAGCAAGTTTGACCTCAGCGAATGAAAGATCATCAAAATACAAGTCAACCACTTCAAACACTGAGGCAAATACGATTTTCGCATCTTCCTCGGATGGTGCATTTAAACCGAAGTCCATGCATACACCGATAAAGATTGTGCATAAATACTTGATTTTATCCTCCGGTACATCTTCTTCCGAAATTAATCGCCTCGTAGATTCTGCAAAAATTAGCTGGTCTACCTTTGAAAGCTGCTTTATTTTCTTTGATTGTATTAATTCTCTGTTTCTCTCTACGAATGACGGAAGTCTACCACTCGACAAAGCCACTTTTCCGCCTCTATTTTGATACTTTTCTATCTGCATGATAAATTACTCGTTTTTATTATGAAAGTCTTAAATTCGCAAAGCAAATGCCATTCTCGTTAATCAAACTTCTCTGTTAGGTATCTCTCGTATATCTCCCTGTGCTCGTCATTAGCAAAATACTGCTTTGTCTTATATTGCTGAGAGTTGTTTTGCTGATACTGGTTAGTAGCTCCGGTTTTCTCTCTCAGCCATTGTAGGTATTGTTTAGGAGTCGAATCGTACACCAATGAAGCCCACCCCTTCGATATGCTTTGTTGAATAAGGCTTTTAGCAAATTCTTCTTCAAATTGTGCTATCTCGTTTAAGTTAGCTTGCATAGCTGTTAGAGTCTTTGTCTTTACACGCCATTTCGGTTGCGTCATAAGAATGTAGAATAAGCGTTTAAAGTCCTCAGAATCGAAAGGGAATGTTAGCTGAGTAAATAGCTTGTCTGTCCTTTCGATTGTTTTCTTTGTTACGTCAAGTCCCTTAGCTGTGAATCCAAATATCTTAGACGGCAGAGGATCGTTATTTGATTGCTCACCGAATAGGTCTGTTTCTTCGTGCGCGCATACACTATCTTTTTCCTTAGAAAAAGTAGTGTTATTATTTAAGTCTTTAATTATATAAGTATTTAATTGTGGCGGGTTTTCCGGAAGCGGGTTTTCCGGAAGCGGGTTTTCCGGATACGGTTGCAATAAAGCTTCATCAGAAAAGCAATAAGAATACCCCTTAAATTTACCGTTATTATCCTTTTGTTCGGACACCTCACAATAGCCATAATCTTTTAGCTCCTTAATAGCCGAATATACAGCGTCTCTACCTTCTTTTGTTATAGACAATATCCCACGTATGGAAAAGTCCCAATCGTCCGGTAAACCCATGATAACAGCCAAAATGCCTTTTGCCTTGCAGGATAATCTAATATCTCTCAAAAATACGTTTGAAATAGTTGTGTAGTTGCTATTTCTTTTCCTTGTTATTATATTCATTTCTATACTGAATTTAATTGTTATTTACATTTCTAATTTCGGTTCACGAATCACGTTTTTAATGCGATTAATAGCCATATCATAGAACTCTTTTTTCTTTTCAAATCCGATAAAATGCCTATTAAGATTAATACATGCTATTGCCGTAGTTCCAGACCCAATGCTAAAATCAAGAACAGTTTCCCCTTCATTGGTATATGTTTGTATAAGATACTCAATTAGAGCAACAGGTTTTTGTTGAGCATGCTTCACTTTTTCTCTACTATTTCCAACAACGGCAGTTTGTTCTATTATGGAACGTGGGTAGGATTTACTATTTTCAGTAATATTTGAATTATAATCATATTGTTCTCCGTAGTTTTCGCTTTTCTTAATAGATTTTTTAACATAACCAACAAAATTCCTTTTCAATCTATTGTTGTGCATGATTGGATTATAAGTTGGTTGCTTATAATAAAAAACAGATATTATTTCATGCTGTTTAAGTGGCTGTTTTTTTGCATTCAATTGACCTGTTGGACGTTTTTTATCCCATATCCAATCATATTTAAACGCACATATATTACTTAGTCGCAAATAACTAGAAAATGGCTCAGACCCAAATAAAACAATAGCTGCATTAGGCTTTATTACACGATTTATATGTTTCCACATCTCTTCAAATGGTATTATTTTATCCCATTCACATTGAGTTGTTCCATATGGAAGATCACATATGACAGCATCAATACTATTATTAGGTATCTTATTCATACCAATCAAACAATCTTCCAAATATATTTTATCTAACTCCATTTTATTAATTTCTTAATTATTATTAGTTAATTAATATAGTTTTTATAGGCGGGTGTTACCCCGCCATGTTACTTACTTCTTACCTAAAAACTTATTCACGAAATACGTTTGTCCCTTTCCGGTCACCATAGTCGTGTTATAAACCTTAGTTTCTCCACGGTCAATTATCACCCGTTTGCGAATCTCAAACAGACCCATATTCACGTATGTTTGCGATGGCTGATTGCGTGACTCTCCTACGCTGCAAAGATAGCCCGCTTTTCTGAGGCGTTCATACAGTTGCTTTTCCCCGATCTGATAACCATTTTGAGTGATTATTTTTGCCAGTTCACGGATAAGAATAGATTTCTTAGACGCTTCGACGGCTTCGCTGAATAGAACTTTCGGTTTATCAGCCTCTATCTTTGCATTCTTTTCCTCAATCTGTTTTTGTTGGTTCTCTATAACTTCTTGTTGTTCGGCTGCAAGTAATAAGGCTTCACGGAATGATTTAGGAACGTTGAAACCTCCGTTCTTTATTGTTTCTTCCATTTTGTTAAATGCGTCTATATAATCTTCCTTAAATTTCATTGCGGTTTCACCAGTATAACCCATAACTAAAAGAGTGAAACCATCTTTATTCATCACATACATAGGTAGTTCTCTATTCTGCTCGTTACAATAAGAGGACAGCACGAAATTGTGCTGTCTAAATTGATTACTACATTTTAAATCTCGAATGTCTTGCAAAACTCTCTTATGATCTTTCCCGAACTTTTCAGCTACTAATAAGCTGTTTGTTAAAACTTGATTTGATTCTCCTTTAAAAACTAATTCTTTCATTTTCTAAAATTTTAATGATTAATACTATTACTGTTTATTCAATAATGCGTCTAACTCTTTTCTAAACTCTTTATACTTTTCAAGTTCTTCACCCCTTAAAACTACGAAGTATACACCATCTATTCTAACATATTCCAACTTTCCGGTTTTTATTAATTTCAAAATCCAAGCCGGACTGCAACGCATATACTCAGCGTAATTTTTAATTTTAAAAAGATTTTCTAAATTCATATTGCATATTGTTTTTTGATTTGACCCTTCAAATATACAACAAATAGTTTAAGTTGCAAACTAAAATATTATTATTTTTATATTTAACATTTGTTGTTTCGTAAATTTATGATATTTAGGTATAAACATTACTTCACAGAATCGTGCTGTACAAAAAACACCCACACAACTAAAAAACGTTGGTGGGTGTATTATAGATTACTCGCAATGTTGGATCACATTAACAAGTTGGTAACATCGGGTTGTATTTAAACCCGGCTTTCGTAACGGTAGATCTTTTAGGTATCCTGTTTCTACTAACAAGTTCATAGCGTTATACAGCTTCTTTGTCGATAGGAAGGGAATTACCTCTTTTAACTTGCTTATTGATATGAAGGCTGTATACTTCTTGCCTTTAACCCGGCATCCCTTAAAACGATCCTTATAAAAGTCCGTTGATAGAATTACGGATACATAACTGTACACAGTTGCACCCTCTAAACCGATCTCGTTCGCTAAACTTTCAGATATTGTTATCATCCTTCAAACATCTTTTGTATAGCCTGTAATATTCGAGGGAATTATAAAACTTCTTTTTCCTTGGCTTTAATTTCATTATTTCCCTTCTTTCCCCGTCTACCGTTACATATACAAGTTTATCCACATAATGCGAATAACCAATAAGCCTTTTCATAAATCTATTCTTCATAATCTAAATCGTTTTAAAATATTCATTACATACAAATCCTTTTCTTGGAGAGAAATCTTTAAAATCACAACTTCTAAAAAAATATTTATTGTCTGCCCATCTTGCTAAATCATTTTGCCATTGCGGTATGATTTGATTAAGGTTGTTTAAATCTCTATAAGGCTGACAATATGGTAAAAATCTTCTCCCTCTATTTCTCCAATGATTAACACGATCAAACGATTCTTTAAAGTCGTTCATCAAAATACAATAAAAAAAGTATTCACCTTTATACCCGTACTTATCGATCAAAGCGGTAGCACGTTCACATTCTACGATTTGACCCGGTGTATCGCATCCGAACCTTATACGTCTTATCCACTTCACTTTTGCAAGCATCCGGGCTATATCATCCGTTACAAGCCGAGCATCTAAACCTTGATTAAAATCTACATGTAATTTCATAGAAATAATCTTTTCAATCTGTTGTAAACCGTATTCCGAAGAAAGCACATTGTTATCCATCAGAATGATATTCTTTCGTTCATGGGCAATTTCTTCTATATCCATATATGGGGAAATATTACCTTCTTTTTGGGGCACAACACACCATTTACAACGATTAGGACATCCGCGAGTAAGAAAGCCATAAGCCAAATTCTTATCAATATTGTATAGATCGTAGTCCGGAATTATTCTATCAACTTCTACCGGAAGAACCTTTCTTATGTCATATCCTGTACCTCCTTTCTCGACTTGATCGGCATTGATGTAATAGCCATAATCTGCCGTAAAGGAAAAGATCTTTGAGGCATAGACCTTATCATAATGAAGCAACGGGTTATACCATTCCACATTATCACCTCTTATCTTGTGATAGCTGCTTATTTTCATCAGTGCGAGATTTGGATAATTACTATCAACTGCCAATAGTCCTATGTTCATTTTCTACTCCCTTCTTTTTTTTATCTTTTCTATTTAGTTACTACAATGCTTTTAATTGAATTGATTCTTTAACATTTGATGTTTTAACGAACTGATCGTATATTTCGGGGTGTTGCTCTTTCAACGCTTTAGAATCAAGTGATTCACGGCTATATGCTTTCTTCCGAGTGATAGTAATCAAGTCACCTTTGATATTGTCCGCTTTCGCTTCCTTCATCAATTCGAGTAACTGAGATTTGAACTTATTCATTTGATCGTCAAGCGTCTTTTGCATTTCGATTAATTGATATACTGATTCCTCGACATTGCTAACCTTTGCAGGGAGATCGTTTAATTTCGCAACGTAAAAATCAGCACTGCAATTATCTACGTATCTCAATCCTTCTTTGCAACATTGAATGAATATCTCTATCTCCTTGTCCGGTATCCGTTCAACCTGTACAATATTGTCCGTATCTTCGCCTCTCAGCCATATTGCTAATAAAGCGTCTACCTTTAAATGTGGATTCTGCCTCTCGAAAAAATAGGCATATATTGATAACTGCCATGACAGGTAAAGCATATCTAATTTGTATGTAGTTTTTATATCTCCTAATATAACAGAGTTGGAGTATCTGCCTAAATATACCTTATCAATCGGAGATGCAATAAACTCGTTATCTGTTACTATATGTTCTGAGGCAATGTGAGTTAAACCGAAATCAGCTTTCAATCTGAGATAGTTTTCACCCTGTTTTGATTCCGCTTCAATTCCTTCGTTATCTATGCTTTCACATTCTCCGTGCACTCGTTTCCCACGCTCAGTTGCGAGGGATAAAACGCTTTCGGGGATACCGTCAAGTTTACCGGGGAATAATTGCTCGTTGATAAATCCGGTTATACCATGCAGTTTCTTAAAGTCCGGTGTGAAATATTCATGCGTATCTTCAATGTAGATAACGTTTGATTGATTAAGTTTTGGTAATGTTATAATATTATTCATAATTGTATGTTTTAAAATGGGAATTTTAATTTCTTTTTTGCTCTCTTTCTATCTATTTTATTTATCTGTATTTTAAAAGATAGGCTACATATAAACCTTCGTTCTTTTGGTGTTTTATTAATAAATTTGACACCATGAAAGCCTAAAGTATATTTTAACTTACTTAGATAGTAAGATTCTCTACTATTCATAATAATATGCTTTAAAATGGTAACAAGTTAGCTTTTAATCCAAGTGGATTTACATAAAAATTGAGTTTATTCCATTCTCTGTAAAAATACAAAGAGCTTCTTATTCTCTTTTCTTTTTGTGTAAATGCGTACAAACGCACACCTCCCGTAATAATACAATAGCTTAACTTTCTTTTATAAGCTACTAAACAGCAAAACTTTCTGTTTTTCATTTTTTACCTCCTTCGATCTCTTCTCTTTTCTTTGAGAGCGCATTCATAAACGTACTATCAGATTGATATGCTTGATTAGCTTTAAACAAGCTGCTTAATTGTTCAACCGTTGTACACTCGTTGACGTATCCAATCAAAACGGCTATCTGAGTTTTAGAGTTATCCGGCTGGCTGGTAGATGAAGGTTTAGAACTTTTCTTATTTGCCGATTTTCCTTCGTTTTCCTGCGTTCCGTTTAATGAATCGTTATCTATGCTATCGTCAATTGCAAAAAGCCCACAGAGGGCATATTTTCGTGCGTAGCTTGAGGTTGCTCCGGTCAACTGAGCACCGTCCATTCCCTTCTTGCTTTCTTCTTCACGGGCAAATGCGGTTGCAGTTTCTGATTCTCCGGTTTCTATATCCACAACCTTTGCAGTCGCTTTAACGTAGAATCTTCCTTCAATATACTCAATCTTATCGGTTACATTCACATAACAACCGTATTTGTCGCACACCTCTTTTGCAGCCTGCAAAATATCCTCACATGAACGATAATAATACCCTCCGAACTTGTTGTAACGTCCTTTCTTTACGTTCATTTCGTTTTGAATCTTTGATAAATTTTTAATCATTGTTTTTTGGTTTTATGTTAAACAGAAAATTTGCGTCCACTCCGGTAGCCTCACATATCTTTGACACCCATTCAATATTAATCTTTCGTGTCCTCCGGTTGCAAAGAGAGGACATGTTTACCGTTCTTGATTTGGGCTTTGTGTCCTCCCACAACATTTCAGCTATCTCTTTTTTACTCACTTTTAAGCCGTTCAACTTAGCGTTTAAAATGGCTTCATTAATCTTAAAATCACTCGACATCTATCACCTCCCTTCCACATTCACTGCATTTATATATATTTTCTTCTTCTTGTTCCGGCTCACAATCGTAATCGCAATATTCTTTGCTAAAAACCGGATAAGATTGCCAAAGGTATAAATCACCTCCGCAATATGGGCAAACATGTACTTCGTTTTGATTCATTATACTACTTTTAATTGTTACTTACTTAATTGAACACTGCAAAGATAAGGAGAAACTTTAAATATGCAAAGAAATTCTTTAATTTTATGGTTAACGAAATTTAAAATGAAGGAAATATTCGCATTAAACGGCTGTTAGGACTACTTTTGTACAACTTTTCTTAAATACTTGTTACTACTTATTGTTTATTGACTCGTTTAGTCCGTGAGGATAGAACGAAAAAGGGAAATACATAGCGTTGTATTTCCCTTTTAAATTACATACCGGACAACTTATAATTGATAGCGTCACAAATATCACTATATAACCACCAAGTATTAAAACTACGTTTTAGCTTTTGAAGCACTAAAACATCTTGCCTTTTCAAAACCTCTCTAATGGTTTTCCTTGTTTCACAAAGACAGAGTTTATAAAATTCATCTTTATTCATACTGCTACCTCCCCTCTTATTGCTGAATGGCTGTTATAATGAATAATATCTATATCCTCAAATTTGAAGTCAAAAAGATCGGTAACGGAAGGATTTAAAACCAGTTCCGGCAACCGTAGCGGAATGCGATCTAATTGCGTCTTTACCTGTTCAACATGATTCAAATAGATGTGAGCGTCACCAATGGTATGAATAAATCTTCGTGGTTTCAGATTACACACCTGTGCTACCATAGCAAGCAACAACGAATAAGACGCTATATTGAACGGAACTCCCAAAAACAAATCTGCGCTACGTTGATACAATTGCAGGTCTAAAAAGCCGTTCTTTGATACGTAGAACTGGTAAAAACAATGACAGGGAGGCAAGTTCATTTTGTCGAGGTCACCAACGTTCCACGAATTTACGATTAATCTACGTGAATATGGGTCATTCTTAATCATTTCAACGACTGATTTAAGTTGGTCTATACTTGTCCGACTATTAACACGCCAATCACGCCATTGTGCACCGTATATCCGCCCTAAATTACCGTCCTTGTCTGCCCATGCGTCCCAAATATGAACGCCATTCTCAGTTAGGTATTTGATATTGGTGTCACCTTTAATAAACCACAATAATTCATGGATAATACCCTTTGTGAATACCTTTTTTGTTGTTACAAGCGGAAAGCCGTCACGAAGATCGTAAACCTTTTGCGTGCCTCCGAAAAGGCTGATAGTTCCCGTTCCGGTTCGATCTTCACGCTTTTCACCATAATTCAAAACATAAGAAAGTAAGTCTAAATACTTTTGCATAATTTACTTGTTATTTTTAACTTGATATTTAATTAGATCATTTTCTCTCACTCTACGGATGAAACCATATTGACTCTGAACGAGATAATTTACGTTCTTATCCTTTTTGCCTACGTGAATCTCAATTGAGAACACTTTGAACGGCTCTTTATGTGCACCGTACATTACTTCCTCGCCAACGTTAAACCTTGTTTTTATAACCATAATATTTGTTTTTGTGGGTGACATTTCTGTCACCCGGTTAATTACTTGATTACTTACTAAAATCTACTACGATGTTAATACAATGTTTGTTGCAGTCAATTGTGAACGGCACATTGTGAACGT